GAATACGAAGCCAGCGACGGCAAAATCACATGCAAGGAATGCTTAAAAAAGTTGCGGCTATACAAAAAGGTCGCAACTCAAGCCGGGTTATAACCCGCCGCCCACGCGGCACGGAGGAAAAAAAATGTTGCGCTTAAGTCGTTGCCGTAGCGACACTTCCGGCATTTTCGCCGTCAAAAATGTTGCCGCTTCTGTTACGCTCTTGTCGCTATGTGGCGGGAATGGCGGCGTAAATGCGTGCGCGGCGTAGAGAATGGCGGCGAGGATGGTGCGGCGAATCATTTGTCCACCTTCTGCGCCTGCACCGCTGGCATCACAATCGCGCCGGAAAGTTCCGTTGCGAGCGTAGCTAGTTGCGTCAGCGCGTCTTTGTTGCCGGAGCGATGTAGACCGGCCAGCACCGCGAGAATGATGCCTTCGCGTGGATGCTGGGATGCGGCGAGCTCGTAGGCTTCGTCGAGGAGGTGTTGGAGGGTGAGCGATGTCATTGTTTAAGGAAAAAGGCGCAAGGCTTTGTCTACATATCCCGCGACAATAGCGCAGCCAGCGGCGGTTAAATGCACCTTGTCTTGATAGTAAGTCGCGTTGTTCTGGTCGCCATCGTCGCCGATGGTGGTATCTGCGCCTAAATCAATGTAAAAGTTCCCATCCGCGTTTTGCCATACAGCGGCATGAGCGGTGGGGATTGTATATTTAGAAAGCCTGTCCGTTCTGATGGCTTGCCTCTTGGCCTCAAAATCAGCAGGCAGTCCTACTTGTGTTCGTGGCAACATGCCCACTTCCACGAACTTCCAGCCTCGCGCTTTTCGTGCGTTGTAGTAGCTTTCAGTCCTTGAAATGACCGTTGCCGCCGACTCGCCGTCTCGCAAATCATTGGTTCCGCCAAACAGGATTAAGACCTGAGGCACATCCACGACTTCAGGGTGGAAATACGGTTCAACCAGATTAGACGCTCTGGCAATCATGTTGGCTATATTGGAACTGTTGATTGCTACGTTATGCCAAGAAATCGAGATGTTATCAGTAGTCAACAGACTGGCCACTTGAGACGGATAAGGATTACCTGACCCGTCACCTTTTGTAATCGAATCTCCCTCAAACACAAGAAGCATCGGAGGGACGCCGCAACCGGCCCCAGTCACTCAAGAGATAGGTATCAATTGAAAACTGGAATTGACCAACACGCTGGACGCGCTGCCGTTGCTCGCGTTTTGCGCGAATTGCACGGTGAGCGTACCCGCCTTGTTGACAACAATTGTTCCTGTGATCGTGATGCGCGCTGCGGTAACTGCCGTCACATCGCCCACAGTTGTGGCAAGCGATGTTGCGCGGGTTGTGCCGAGCGCGGGGAATGTGGAGCCGTCTTTGACTTCGGCCTCATAGACAATCGAAGTCGCGGTCGCTGTGCCGCCGATGGCCGCTTTGACGCCGCCCGCCACGTTGGAAGTGGTGTAGAGGACAGCGGTGAAAGCATACGTGCGCCCGGCTTCCACGTTGCGCGTCAGGCCGGTGATATTCGCAAGAGTCGTGTCGCTGGTCTTGTCGAATTGCGCTGAATTGCGCGCCGTCAATCCGGTTAAGCGGTTGATTTCGCCTGCCTCGTTGCGAGCGAAGGCGTTGGCGTCACCGGCTGCGGAGTCTGCGCTGTACAATTGGAACTCATCAGCAGGTGAAGATGTGGGCGCTGTGCCGTTGGCGATGGCGAGGACACCGACGCCGGATGTGCCGATGCTGCCAACGGTAGATGTGCCTAAAAGTAAATTTCCGCTGCCCGTTGAACCATTTGTTACACGAACGACTGCGGCGGCAGAGCGAATCAAGCCGGTATCGGCTGAAACGTTAAAAGCTCCACTTGCAGAACTTTGCCAACCAAGAATCTTGTCACTGCCTAGCGTGATGCCTATATCACGTTTGATGGCAATCGTAATTGACGTGTTGTTGTTATTGAACTGATTGACATAAAGACCACTTGCCATTACAGCGGCTGACAGCGTGGCAGTAGCACCAGATCCCACAGAAAGCGTCCCTTCGCCGATACTTCCCGTGCTTTCAATGGTTACATCGGTTGACGCCGTACCATTCAAAAAGACCCTTGACCCTGCGAGTCGAACGTTCCCGCCTTGCACCCATAACGCATAACGATTGGTAATCGTTGCATTCGTTCCAGCAGTTGGCGAGCCGGTAATTGCCACCGTCGCGGCATCGGTAATTGTAGACGCCCCGACAAACGCATACGTCGGAGCGACAAAGACGTTCTCGCGCTGCGTCGTCAATGCGCCCGTTGACCATTGGCGCGTAACGGTGGCGGCTGACGAATTGCCACCAAACTGAGAGCCAATGCTTTCCGTTGACGCGGTTTGCGCGGTATCAGCAGGAGTCTGGATTCTGAAATATGACGCCACACCTGATGACCTTGCTGCCCCAGCAAAATCAGCCAATGCCGCCGTCAATGTCCCCGTCAGCGTCGGCGACGCGCTCAGCACCGCGTTGCCCGTGCCGGTCACGGTGTACTCACCGACCACGCCGGAGTTGTTGTACAGGACGCGCGTGTTCGTGCCGCTGGTAATCGTCGTTGTGCCAACGGTGATGCCGCCGCCACCGCCACCCGCAGCCCATTCCGGCGCGGTCGCCCCACCATTCATTGTCAGCACTTGCCCTGCCGTGCCTTTCGGCAAGCGAGTCAGCACATTGGATGCGCGATAATACATGTCACCATCCGCATCCGATCCGAGTGTCATCGTCACGCCGCCAACGACCGCGCCAGTGCCAAGTCCGCCGCTTGTGATTGTGCCGTGTGAGGTCAGCGACGATGCCGTAACGCCCGATGCCAGCGTGCTTCCCGTCAGCGTACCCGCTGCCGCCGTCACCGTGATATTTGCGCTGCCATCAAACGATGTGCCGTTGATCGTGCGCGCCGTCGCCAACACTGTAGCGGCCCCCGCTGTCAACCCAGACGCTGTGCCTGTCAAGTTTGTGGCCACGCCACTTGCGGGAGTTCCAAGTATGGGAGCAACAAAGGTTTTATTCGTAAGAGTCTGCGTGGCTGAATTGAGCGTGAAAGTGTCCGTTCCACCCGGAATCGTATGGGTATTGAGTGTCCCCACACCGGCCATGTTCCCAGACGTATCCGCAATAGTCACAACTGAGTTTTGAATCAGTTTGCCAGTTGTTGTGTTAAATCGAACAATCGCGTTATCCGTCGCCGAAGCTGGCCCAGTCACATCACCTGATCCACCACCACCACCTGAAGCCACCGTAACCTTGTTTCCACTCACAGTCAGGGAGCCATTGGGAAAGACGAACGTCCGGCAATTATTACAAACCGGCGATCCATCCACTTCCTTGACCGTAATTGGCCCACTTCCCTGCCCTAACCCAATTGAAGTAAAAGCCAGCAGCAACGCCAGCAAGATCAATGCTTTTTTCATATTTGCCTCTTGAAAGGGGTACGGAATTTTCAGACCCCTTTTAATTTAGTTAGGTATCCCGTTCAGACTGGCCGTCACCGTGCCGCCCACGATTGCCGTGGTGATGAGCCAGGCAAACTGACTCCCATGCGGACGCGGTTCGCTGGACTGAAAGCCTCGCGTGTTGAGAGCGTCCAATGCCACTGCATCAAGCGTCAAAACGGTGAATTCTGGATGGTTCGCATCGTCTCGGCAAACAAGCTCCATTGCGCCATCGGTGATCGTTCCAGAGCCTTTGACAACCCCGTAATCAATCTGTTTGCAGTCGCCCAAGTCTGCCCAAGCACCGACTTGCACAGCAGATTGATTGCTCAAACTTTCAAAATTACTCGCGAATTTACGTGCAGGCATTTATCACTCCTTACTCAACAAAGAATCGAACAGTATTGGAAGCATCACGCCCCAGTGTTTTTACCAGTACTTCTCCCCGAACACCTGGCGGGAGTCTGAAAGTCATCATTTCGATTTTTAGCCAGCCTACCGGCCAAGTATGGACATCAACAACAATTTCTGCGCCTTGATTTTGAAGCAAAGCTTTTTGGACACCGTTGATTATCAGCGATTGCCCATACAGTCCGATCAAAGATTCTGCCGGGATTAAATCGTGAGTTGTCAGGGCATATCCTTGTGGAGACTGAACAATTCCAGCGGCGATAGGGATCAAACTATTATCCAGGCCTGAGTACCCCATCAGTTGAGATGATGGTTGCTTTAATGATCGAACTCTTACGTCGCGATCTTGAGCCAGCGCAAAGACTGGCAAAATCATCAATAGAATTAACAGATAAGTTTTCAAAGTTACTCCTTTTATCGTATGTCGAGAGTTTTTGTGCAAAACAACGAAGTGCCATCACTCATGCAAGTGAATAATGTTCGGCCCGTCGTTGCTGTTCCAGTAATCGTCAAATCCGCACCACTCACTTTTATATTGGTTGATGCCAGCGTGCGGCTGCCAGTGCCATCTTGTTTGAAAATCAGAAAATATAAACCGCCAGACTTAAGCCCCGTCAATGTCGTTGAACTGACATTGCCCGTCAAAGTGAGCTGCTGGCTATTCCCCTCGTTAAAATTGATTGTCGCTGCGCCTGTGATGTTTGCAGTCGCGTAAGTCCCGTAAAACTGGCTCCCTTCAACAACGAACGCTTCACCGACACCAGACCCTGCAAGATTCGTTGAGATTGCAACGCGCCCAGTCTCAGCAGCAGCCGTAGCAGTCGCCCATGTATGAGAAATCGCAGTTGCCGCGACATTTGAGCCTGAAGCATTTTCGAGCGTAAATGTTTGTTGATACCCGAAATTGGCTGCAACTGTTCCAGTCGAAGTCACTGTAACCGCGTCAGCCACAACTGTCGTACCAGTTGCAGATGTTGAGAGTGCCTGAGTCAGCAAACCGGCAACGTTAATTGTCGCTGGCCCAGAGGACTCGGTGATTATTGAGTTAGCAATTGTCGAAGACGCTGAAAACTTGGCAAGTGTGTTGGTTGTGCCAGTTCCCCCGACCGTTCCAGTCACTGTTGATGATAACGTTGTCCCGTCGAATGCCAGCCCCGTCCCCACAGTTACAGCCGAAACCGTGCCTGATCCATTTGCCTTCAAAATCCCGTTGATTGTCCCGGCCCCGCCGCGATTTGCCGCAACTGTCCCCGTCGTCAATTGGGAAGCATCCAAACTCGCCAGCCCTGATCCGTCACCCACAAAGCCGACCGCAGCCGTGAATGTACCACCCGAAAAGTCACCACCACTCACCAATCCCGTATCATCCACGCTGAACACTTCACCAAAACTCGCAGCATTGATTCTGGTCTGTAATGCAAACTTCGACGCCCCAGTGTCGGAGGTCATATCCGCAAACAATTTCCATTCGGCCAAATACGTGGTTGAACTCGCAAAACTGCGCCCACGAAAAACTTGCCAGTTGCTGTCTCGCTGTCCTGTTGTCCCAAGAGCATTTATATCAACCAAGATTGCCGTTGTGGGAGTCGTGCCAGGGTTGGCGGTGAAAACTGAAGTAACAGTCTTTGCCCCTGCAATTGTCTGCGTTCCGGTCGTGATGACTCCGCGCGCCGAAGCTCCAGCATCAGGGAGGTTGAAGGTGTGCGTCGAAGTCGCCGATGAAACAGCAAAATCAGTTCCGCTTGTGCCGACCGCAAAGCTCTGTGTTGCCGTCGTCAGTCCGTTTAGTGTTGTGATGCCACCAGCACCAGCACCGCCAAGAGCCGACCAGCCAGTATTCCCAGTCCCGCTCTCTTTGATGTAGAAAGTTGTGCCAGTTGAACCGTTCGTTCGCCGATAAACCGATCCAATCCCAGCCGTAACCACGCCTTCAGGACTGCCAGAGCCTGACCAGTCGAAGATAGTCGAGCCTGTCCAATAAAGCTTTCCGCCGATAGTCAGATCATTGATCGGGAGTGATGCCGACCCAATGTTGTATGTCGTCGCAGGACCTGGCGTCAGGTGTCCGGTTGTTCCGATTGTCCAGCGTTCGGCATTGTTCGCGTACAGCCCCAACGGATGATTGCTCGTTGTGCCAATAATTGCCCGGTCAGGCGCACCGGCAAGCGGCCCAAAACGAGTCGTAATTCCGTTTGTGGTGTCATTTGCCGCGAAAAACGGATTACCACCAGCGCGCTGATTTAGGACTGTTGTGCCGTCGTAGGTCAGGTTCGCCGAACTGGTCACACGCTGAACATCGTTCCAATAAGTAATTCGATTCGCAACACCGGAGCCACCCACTCCGACCAGTCGGTAATCAGCCGAAGCAGAATGCGGAATGAACGTAACAGATTCACCAGAAGCCAGCGAATAAGAGCCACCGCCGTTTATTGATGATCCCGAATTACCATTTACAACCAGCGTTCCAACGCCAATGTTGCGAATGTAAATCAATTGCTCCATTGACGCCCAGTAACCAGCGAACGGCAGGGTTAGAGTGCATCCCAAAGCGCAATTCGCTTCGTAATTTGTCGCCGCTGGCTGTGTGAAGTTGGCGCTGGCTGTGATCGTCGTCACCGGCATGCGCGCATCAAGCCGGAAGATTTTTTCAGATCGGCTATTTGTGGTGTTTCGGTAAGAACTGATGATTGCGCCGTCTGCTTGTCGAATATCACCTTCGACCGTCACCGGAGGCAGATCATTGGCGTGGATAACTTCGGAATTTGCGTAAAAACTCAACGGGGAATTGGCGAAAACCACCAACGGCCCCAGCTTCCCTTTTGGCTGTGCTGCTGGCAGTCCGCCAGAGCCGGGAGTAGTCACTTCATATTTCAGGGCAACATAAGTACCGCTTCCGCTCGCATCACCAGCAAAAAGCGTCCGGCCATCCAGGTAAGAAGTCGAATCCGAATAATGCCAGATGCCGCCAGCTTTGGAAGATTCGATGTTGCATCCCCAGCAAGTAAAATAAGCCGAAGCATTGCTGGTCGCGCCATCTTGCCCAATCTTATCACCAAGAATTGCCCACCACGAATTTGACGAACTGTTATTGATGCCATTGCAGCCCCAGCAGTCAATATCGCCCGTTCTGATTCTAAACCCAGCCGGATTGGTCGCATTCACGTCTTGAGCATAAAGCGCCTCAAACGTGTTACCGGGCATATTCAATTGGTTGAACAGAAATGGGTAGCCACTGACTGGAGCCGAAGCGTAAATCCGTTTGAATGTCGAGGAAAACGCGCGCCCAAAGTAAACACCATGACTGCCAGTCTGGTACACGCTTATGTTTTCGATCCAAGCGCCGTTTATGTAGAAATCAGGCCCAACAGCGTCGTCAACTGACACCCCTATCTGATTCGCTCCCGACGATGAACCATAGACAGACAAATTCCTGATAGTTGGCCCTTCAAACAAAAACAGTCCTGTGCCTGCCTTTAACTCAAGAATGGTGTCATTTGCCGTGCCGTGAATAATGGTTTTTTCACGCCCATCACCGTAGAGAGTCACGCCACCGGGAACAGCCAGCTTTGCAGTCGTTTTATACGTTCCAGTTCGAAGGTACAGAGCCTTGCCGGTTGTTAAAGCAGCAGCCGCAAGCGCGTTCGTCAAACAAGTCGTATCATTGGCAACATCATCACCAACACAGCCAAAATCCCGCACAGCATTGATCGCATCAGGGACTCCCGTCAGCGTAAATGTCGGAGTCGCCCAAGTCTGATCCCCACGAAGGAAGGTTGAACTGCTGGCCGTTCCCGATCCCAGCCGAGCCGTCGCAATCGTTCCAGATGCGATCTTGGCCGCATCTAAGTTTGGAATGTCGGCAGACACCAACGCGCGAAAAGTCGGAGCCACAGAGCCACCAGAAGTTGGCCCAGCAAAGACCAGGTTGGCTGCCTGGGTCGCCAGTGTCGCCGTCAGGGTCCCTGAAGCCGTTACCGGCGAGCCTGATACGCTGAAAATCGCTGGAAGCGACAGCCCCACACTTGTCACCGTTCCCGATCCGCCGCCGCCTCCTGTCCCAATAACGGTGACCGTTCCTGTACAACTGACCAGAGCCATCTGGTTTGAGACGTTCATAAACAGTCGCGAATATGGACATGGCGGGTTAGGAGGCGTGGGTGTTGGCCGAAAAAGGTTGGCAGAATCCTGAGCCAGTGAGACTGTAACAAACGAAAGGGCAAGAAGGATGGCGGCAAAAAAACGTTTCATCGGTCACTCAATAAAAAACGCACGAAGGCTAGTTTCCCTGCCTCCGTGCGTAAGTTGTGCTTTATTCCTTGTCGAGAGAAAAATCGTCAGGGCTTTTTGGATTCGGGCGGTTTCTTTGGCTCAGTTTTCGCCGGTGGAGCCGGACATCTGAAAATCCAAGCACCTGTCTGTGTTTGCCCAATGGGACAGGTTTCTTTTTCCAGCTTTGTCAACTCCATCTCATCAGCAATCGCATACAAAACCAAGCGCGCATTCTGCTGAGCGACAACCAGTCTGGCTTGAGCGATTTCAACTTCCTGATTCGCAACGCTGTATTTTTGGGACAGCGCAGGCGGAAACGCCTTAACAACTTCTTTGGATTCTTCAGCCTTCTGCGCGGCTGCGAGCGTAAAGCTCAAAGCCAGCACAATCAAGACTGAAGTCATGATCTTTTCTGCTGTAAATTTCAACTTGAAGCCTCCTACTTACTTAAAAAAAGGCAAGTTGTAAGCCTGCCTTTTTCCCCTTGAGGTTAATCCAACACACACACAGTCTCGCGTGAGACTGCACGGACGAAATATAACTGAAAACATAACTAAAAACTACTGTTTAACATCGGTAATCAATGCGGCCAGCCGTTGACTTAAAATCTGAACGTGATCCGCTAAAGCCTGAACTTCGGTCTGAGTCGGCGATGCACTGATGACAGGAGCCGTGTAGGTTGCAAAGGTTGTGCGCGCCGGAGTTCCCGTTGGAGTTCCCCATCCGGTCAGCTTGCGGACGTAAGCGCCAACCAGGCTTAAAATTTCTGAGCGGTTGAAGGTCATGGCATCGCCGTAAGGCAGGATGCCACCCTCATTCGCCACCCTGATCGTTCCCCAATCCACCGGAGTCGGAGAAGATGGCAGCGAGAAGGATTCAAAACCCGGCCAAGCTTGAATAAATTGTCCAGTCGAAGACTTGTAGAAACCAGCAGAGTAACGGGCAGTTCGACCAACCAGAGCATTCCCGGTCGCAGGCAGTGTCAGAGACGGAATCGTCAAGGTATATTGCGTAATTCCAGCCACCACAGCAGACGCAATCGTGCAGAGTCCACGCGCGACAAACACAGGCTCAGTCCCAAACACCCCGCCCTCAGGCGTCACAATTGGCCCGTCAAGAGTCAGTCTGATTTCGACATCAGAGACTGGCCCCTTCCAGCGATCAATGTTGATTGAATTGATTATGACATCACTCATTCGGACTCCTTGGGTATCAACCTTCGTAAATACCAATTGGCTTTACGAAGGTTCTCATTTGAGTTCACTACGCCAAATATACTTGAGCGCATTGCCTTTGCAGAATCCCCGGAACTCATCCTCACTCAACGCAGCAGCTATAGCGTCTATACACTCTATGCTGGCTTGAGTGTAGTGTGGTGGAGAATTAACCAAGTCTATTTTAGTCTCATCACTTATTTTGATTGATTGCTCTTTCGTCATTCAGATACTTCCCGCCAGATACCTTTTGTCTTATCTGATTTAGGTCTGTTGTAATAATTCAAACCTGTAATTTCAAATGATCTTGGCTGATTTCGTGAATCCACAGTTCTTATAAACCCGTAAAATTCTGAAACGACGGTATACCTGTTGCCAAGACGATCAATTACAATATGACCTTCCTGAACTTTAGGATTAAAGACTTTAGTTACACCGTTTACATTTCTTACTATACTCATCGGCTTAGCCCCGCTGTTGACACATCAATCTGTCTTTGAGAATTTATGTCCAAAAACCCGTTACCCTCATCAAACCACGTCACAAACACAATATCCCCCGCAGAGCCTTTCACGTACCATTCTGGCATTACGTGAAGGTAATTCCGTTCAATGTAAAAGTTTCGGGTTCGCGGGAGCCGGTCATTTTGAACGATGTTGGCATATTCTTCACTTTGACCCGAATTCAGCGTGTTGAGGTTGTTGGTCGAATCCAGTGTGCGAATGACACCATTTGTTCCATTTTCGTAAATGTTGCCCACGTAAACCGGCTGAAGGTTGTTCGGATCGGCTTTGATTGTCATTCGCGGCGTAAAAATGCCGTAAAGCGTCAGGGGCATTTCCCCGCCGTTCATCGTCAAAACGAAATTTCGCTGTATGTAAGCTGGCATCAGTTCCCCTTAATAATACTGACCATAACCGCCAGAGCGTGAAGCCGCGCCCACCATTGCAGGCGACCCCCCGCCGCCGCCTTTTCCGCCGCCCATTCCACTCATCGGAATGCCCGTCATCAAAGTGCCAGCAATCCCGGCAATCTGACCAGCGACCCCAAGGCCTTCTTTGAATTTGTCCCAGAAGGACTTTTTCTTTTCAAAGGTCTGGTTGGATTGCCGCATCTGAACAGCATTCCCAAACATATTCTGGTAAGCACTGCCCATTTGCATCTGCGTAGCGCGACCATGATTGCCAGCTTCAGCCCAGCCAGCCGCCGCATTCGTGTAGCCGGGAAGTCCGCTGACAACCTGATCCGCAGTCCGATCATTGACGCGCCCGGTTTCATTCTTCAACATCCGGTCATACATCAGATTGACGCCAGCCGACGCAGCGTTGTTGCCGCCACGACTCATTGCAGCACTTCCCAGCCGCTGAGAAGCTTTCAAGCTCTGAATGTCACGCGCGCCTTGGTTACGGGCAGCCCCGGCGAGCATTGTTGATCCAATCTGGCCATTGAAGATTTTGGATTGCTCGCCCTGACCAAATTTCGCCAAATCTTCGTTGATAAAAGTTTTGCCAGCCAAGTCTTTGTACTTGGCAACTTCATCAAAATTGGCGGTCAGCTTCGGATCGAGCCAACCATCTAAGACATGTTGGGCGTATTTTGCTCCCATAATTACCTCAGTTTAGCCGTTCAAACGCTTTCGGCTTGATGTTCGCGTAAAAGAATTTGCCGACTGACGGCGCGCCTTTGAATCGCTCGTACAATGGCAAATCGCAGCCCTCGTAGGCATATTCGCCACCGTCTTTGAAGCGAACCAGAATCTGCTTTGAATCTTCGTGATAGGCAATTGCTTTAATGTTTGAAGAGTCCACTTCCTGCCAAACTACTTCTTCAAGAATACTGTTCATTGTTCACCATCGCCTGATAGAAGTACAAAAGATGCGCATCTGCTTCTGTGTCATAAGACATATTGGTAGCAATCCCACCCAAGCATGAATATCCCTTTTTTAGCCGGTCATTCACTGCCTCTACCAACTCGGATAAATCATCAGATGTCACTACGGTATAAGTTTCCATTCCCAAGCCTCCTTAAACTTGTTCTGATCCAGCTAGTTTACTAAAGTCCCACCAGCCGCCCGTATGGTCAAAATCAACCCCGACTCCTGCCTGTTCCCCGTCGCCAGTTGGAGCAATTACGACATCACTCACAGATTGCCGATCTTCCGGCGATGGCGACCAAACCCCAGGTGTCAGAGATAACCCCATCCGATCAATTTGAATGGAGTTCGCGGACGTTCCGCGCAAGCCCATTCTAAACCATTGCTTGTCGGAGCCGGTAAGCGAAAAGTTGTAATTTCGTGGAATTCTGATTGTCAGCCTGATCGTCTTCCAAGCCGACGAAAGACCGTTCCCGAAATTGGTGATCGTCGTTTTAGCCAAAGTCGCAGCCGGAACGGGAATCGGCGCGTTCGCCTGAACCAACACTCCAACATCGTTGAACGTGGTCGAACCAGAAGAAACAATTCCGATCAACCCAGGATTCGGCCCAGTTCGATAAATCCGGTAAGTCAGGACTCCCCCGGTCAGTGTCCAACTGATTTGGTTATAATCCGTCGTCGTCAGAGCAGCCGCGCCCAACACCGTCTTTGGCAGACTTACCACGATTTCATTCCGGTCTGTCTGAGCTACCACGACATAAGTGTAATTGGTTGCAGCGGCTCCCGGCCCAACCTTCACGGCGTTTATCGTGGCCGATCCAGCCCCACCACTGACCGAAGCCCCAATCCAGTTTGCAATTCCACCCGTCGCATCCCAAATGCCAGCTTCCAGCGTCAGCCCCGCTCCGCTCAAGCCATCTTTTAGGCGAGCGTTAAACATCAGGTAAAGAGATTGGCCAGGTCGAATCAGCCGTTTGCTGAAGTTGTACGACAGATCATCAGCATCCGTCGTGATGTTCCAGTCCAGCCAGCCCTCATCACGGTTCCAAAGAGGATTGGTTGCCGCAGTCTTTACCGGAGTCGCCGCATTGACCCCACGAAACCAGCGATAGTCCTCATCATTCGCACCAGCCCCTGTGTAGCTTAAGACCGAATGATCATGGTCAGAGTTCACAAACAGGTTGTCAATTCCAGTCGCGGGAGTTGGAGCAGTCCTTGTACCAGGATTTTCTAAATCAGCCAAACGGGTTTCGATGGCAGCCAGAGTCGCCGGATCAACCCCGTTCTTTTGAGCCAGCGACAAGATTTCAAGATTTGCCGCTACATTTCTTTGTGCCTTGCCAATCCAGCCGCCCATTAAGTATATTCTCCCAGTACGTTCATAGGACAACGTTCATAAAGCTGACTCCAATATGGTTTAACCGGCCAATAGCTATAGCTTCTGGCCGGTTTTTTTTATTGCGTCAGCAGGCTTTCGTGAACTCTGCCAGGTATCCATCCGTCTACATACAAAACACTGGGGCGCATCTCACCGCAAGTCCCCCAAAATTCACAGTTATAGGTGACGATGTTCGTTTTGTTAAACCGTTCCCACGGATACGTGCGCTCATTGTCTTCTGCATAAGTCTTTTCAGCAATTTCAGCCAATCCGCGCTCGCCACCAAAGTTTTTGTAGAAGCGAAAACCGCCAGTCTGCTCGTATTTGTAGACAGTCCCAACATCAACGCTTCCCCCTGTTTTGATCGAAACTTTCCAACCATGCCATTCTGTCCACGTTGTTGCATCATACGCCCACATAAACACTGCGCCGGTCACCACCCCATTTCGCAACAATCGGCCTTTCACCACCCCGTTCCCTTCAAAGTCAATCCTGATAACGTCACCGTCAAGAACAGTACCCCAGACCGTTCCCGTTGCTCCCTGATACCAAGCCAATAAATTACCGGGCGAGATTCGCCAGCCGAGCTTTGAACTCAGATTGTATTGTGTTGTTGGAAGCTTGGCAGGACTCCCAAATTTTGTCAGATTTTGTTGCGAAGCAAATGTCGCATAGGTTTCGGCCCCAACAGCCGCAGAGACTGTCCATTCAAATCGAATCTTTCCTGCAATAATTTCAGACGGAGCAAGGTAGAGCTGTGAAGCTGCATAACCTTCAATTGCCGTGTTGTCTTGATAGAGTCTCGCTCCCATCTGATGCAGATTATTTTCCCAATACCAATTGATCGGTTGAGATGAAGACAAATCAGCGATCAATCGGGCATGCCGCAGCGTTTTATTCATCCCCGGCGCGCTTCCGTGCCGTGCGACCGAACGAATAAACCAGTCACCACCCAGCCCGACATCAAAAACAAAGATTTCATAAAAATTCTGAACATCGTCACCTTGTTGAACGACAAAATAAAGCCGGTTTTCGAGTGTCAGACAGGTCAGAATTCTGGCATCAGCGTTCAGCCCGCCGCCGCTTAAAATGCCTCCAGTGTCAGTAATTTGATTCCATAGGCTTATTTTCAGAGGTGTTGACCATTGGCCTTGAGTTTCAAAGTAGGCCAGCATTTCATCCTTGTGGCAGTAAACGATTGCCTCCAATGATGGATCATAACCAACAGCCACGTTGCGAGGGTTCCAGCCGCGCGTATATTCGGCGACAGCATCGGCAAAGTTTGTGTCCGGCTCCAGGTTTCCGCGATAACGAGCAATCCCGCGACGACCGGTATAACAGTAGGCTCCGGTTTTTGACACACAGGCCGCCGACTGCCCCTCAATTCCAGTATTTGACCAAATTGTTCTTGGGAGCACTGGCGCCACAGTCTCCCCAGTGTAAACGACCGTTTGAAGACTGTTGCGAGTCCAGATATAGACCGATCCATCAAAAGGCGAAGTCTCCAGTCTCACAATCGGCTCAGGCGGATTCAGAAAAGTTGCATCATCGCCTACGTTGTACTGTTCAGATTGATTGGGCCTCGAAGGCACAAGCGCAGTACCGTCCAAGGCTCCAGCAATTACAGTCAAAGGCCCCAGCGCAAAGCCATGCGTTCCCGCGGGAGGAGCTTCGATGCCTCTTGGCGCAATTGTGTCAAGCAGATCATCGTCAGCATAATCAATGTCCAAAAAACGCGGCAAAAGATCGGTATCCGTGATCGTTACCAACGGAGCAGTCGGCGTGAAATCGGCTACCGAGCCATCAGAAGTAAACCAAGCTGTGACTAATTGAGTTGCTGACGGCGCACCGGATGGAACGGTTGTCGTGTGAGAAGTCGCGGCCACATAAGCATTGCTGAAGCTTTGCGTAACTGGCGTCGTCGTGTTCACATCTGCCCAAGTGACGGCAAGCGCATTCATCTGACTGTTCAACGAAGAAGTCCATTCAAGGAATTCACCAATACTTGAGGACAGGAAACCGCCGTAAATCCCGATGCCAACCAATGATGCGCTGTTGTTTTGCCATTCGATCAATGGCAACGAATCAGGAGCAACAAGCGCAAAAATATCTATAGTGAACTGATTGTTGATTTCCAGTGATCCCGTCGTAGCAGTTGACCAGGTAATTGAAAGACCAGTACCACCCAATGCTGTTGGACTGGTCGAAAGCGGCGTTGAAGCCGAATACACCGCAGAGCTTCGAAGTTTCCACTTAAAGGTTGTCGCAGAGTCCTGAATAATATCAATTTTTTCGCCCTTGGGATCGAGCGGATAAGGCGCATCCATCCACACGCCGCTAACGGCTGATAGCGTATCCGTGCCGCGATTCGTTCCATTTGGAATAATGGTATGAGTTGCCTTGAAGGTGATCATGACCATCAGGTATTGGCCATCAGACGACCCTGCCGGACGTTGAACCCTGATAGACTGAGACGCCCCAGCAGTCAAAGCGAACCCACTCGCCACAAATGACGGCAGAGTTCCCGCCGCGTCTTTCAGCACAATTGCCGCAATTCTGGAATTGGTCGCCGCTACTGTTGCCCCACCGAAAGTTGTTGCCACTCCATTTCCAGGCCCAGCAGCAATCCGAGCAAACGCAAACGGCGCAATCTCGCCTTCAGGGATTTGCCTGTACAGGTAATGCGGCCCGACACCCCCAAAACCGTGCCGAGACAGGTATAGCCCCCATTCATCTTGGCCTTGCTCGGTCAAACAGGCTGGAAAAGTGACACGCGCTCGCCCTGATGTTGGATTGATGATGTTTGAAGTGTCGGAAGTTTCGGATTCAGCGCCGGTCACAGTCCTGATTCGTGTCAATTGTGCTGAGATTTCGCCGCTGACTTGGCCGGGATTTGGCTGTCCAAGGGCATCTGTTGAGATTGTGACTTCAGGCGCGGAAGGCTTTGGGAGTCCTGCCTGATAGGTTTGGTCATTCACACGAAGCTGCAATTGCGAGGTGGAAACTCCGATTGGAGCCGTAAAGTCTTCAAGAAAGGTGTCACCAGTCCCGATGAAGAATGTCGCGTTGCCGTGTTGTTGCCAGACATTCCCGGTAGAATTCCCCGCGATTTTTCCGCCTGCATTGTGAAGCAGTTTGGAACCGAGCGAATTGAACGGACTGAAGCCGCGCCAGCTTCGCATTTCGGAATAGCGCGAGAAGACCACATTCTCACCAGCAATCGCCCCGTCACCAACCGCAGCTTGGACGTGGAGCGGAACGCCAGGGAAAAAGCCGCGATCCATTCTAATCTGGTCTGAAAATTCCTTTGTCTCACTCATTTCATCTTTATTCCGCCACGAACGCGGACTTTTTCAACAAGTAAATCAATCGCTCGTTTGTGATATTCAAACGGTAGGTCAGGAGCTTCAGGGACAAAACTCCCTGTAATCCGCAAGTTATTCGACGGCAAAACCTCGCCATCAGCTCCAGGCCAAAACACTATTTGCTCCCCGTCAAATGTCCAATACCAACTGTCACAACGGCTTGATTGGCCGCGATAGCTGAGCGACGGAACCCAAGACAGCAGCTTAGATGTTCCGTCAAACTGAACCATCCCATTTTCATCGAAGTATGAAGTCAGGAATTGCCAACCCGTTTGAAGGTCGAGCCGGTATAGTCCATCTGTCACGGTTGGCGAAAGGCTGGTCGAAGTGCCAGTCCCAATTCGACCAACCGACACTTGGCCGCCGTCGCCAAGAAACAGGACACCAGGCGTTGCAATTGCGGTAATTTCCCCACCAGCGACAGCATAATTACCCAGCACGACTGTTCGGTTCGCATCATACTGAGTGATGAACAAGTCACCGTTCGCATCCCATTGAAAACGCAGGTAGTCACCGGGATTCATCGTAAACACGTTTCCGTACTGGACACCATTGGCGAAGACATCACCACTTGAAAACGCCGTTCCAACACGCACAAGATCATTCCACGCCGTAATATCGGCGATTGTCGCATCCGTAGGAAAGACCGGCAGAACGCCAGCACAGGCATTGTTTTTGACTGTCAGCCATTGCCACTCGACAAACTGTGATCGAACTCGGAGAGGCGAACCGGAGAGAGCAAGTCGTTGCGGAGAGATTGCAAAAGCGCCGTTGTCGCCGAAAATCAACCCGTTATCAATCACCGGCTCTTTGCCAGCCGTTCCAGGCGCAGGCCCGAACCGATCATAGTCAATCTCACGACTCGCCATAATCGGAAGAACAACCGTGCGCTGAAGCATCTGGTAATCAGGCGAGGCAGCAACTTCGCGGGCAAGCTGAAGCAATGCTTGAGGCACGAAGGATTCAAGCTCGTAGCGATAAGCCTGTTTTTGATTCTGCGACTGACCAGGGAAAGCCTCAATCAGCGCGAATTCTACAAGTTGTTCGGTTGTTAAAGCCATGCGAACTCAACTTCCATCAAAAAACAGCATTTCGATATTTAAGCCTTCGTTATTCGCCAGCCATCTGGCTGTCTTTTGTTGCAGATCGTAGACGATTCTCGCGTTCAATTTCGCCAAGCACCTGATTGCCACGATTCAGGTACATCTGAGAAGCCTGCATCATTGAGCCTTCGCGCGGAATCACTGCCCCGGTCGAAAGATCAACCCACGCCTGCTGATATTCACCCGGCACAGGCGAATCTGAATTCTTAAACGCAGTGATGTTCGCAAATTCTGGCCGAGTAAATTGATAAACATAAACCGTTGCCGTCGTTGTCGCTGGATTCTCCGACGTAAAGTAGAGCCGATTGTCTTCCAGACCGTACAGATACCCCGTCAACGTCAGTTTCAGCGGGTTCTTTGCTCGGAGTCTCGCGACTTCTGCCGCCGCTGCAATCTCACCAGGAATCCCATCAATCAGGACTCCAATCACCGGCCCAATGTGCCGAGGAATCAGCGCACCGTTGGCGACCGACAAAGACGAGATAATGTCAGTCAACCCGACTTCATTCGTTCGATTACCGTTGAACCAGCTTTCAGCGATCTTGTGAAGTAAAAATGCTTCCTGATTGAGAATAGCATCCATCACAGCCAGGTCATCGTAGGCCTCATCCACAGAGACTGCCCCGGCATAGTTTGCCGGTGACGAATTGAGATTCGCCAAGACTTGCCTAAAAATGACACTGCGCTTAATTCCAGGCATAATTTACCAATGGATATGAGCCATCACCCATTTCGCAAAAGCGATCAAAACGGTCAACACGGTAATCGTAACCGCGATTGGTGCAGCATTGCGACGGAGCCAAGGGAAGAAGTCGTTGTTCGCTCTTTCCTGCAAATCTTCTTTAACCCTTTCGACTTCAATTTCAACTTTGCGAACAGAATCTACGACATCACTAAGCTTTTGAGACACATTTTCTCTAAAAGCTATGCTGTTTTTCCCTGCCTCATGAAGTGTGGCTTCCAATCGCGCAATAGATTCAATCAGATGCTCATGCTGCGTTGTCAGCCTTGCACTCGTTGCTGCAAGTGAACTTTTTACTTCACTCACCTGATCCCGAATATCTGTAGCCATATCCACCCCAGCAACCATTACATCACTTGCAGTCATAGAAAACCTCTCACTTTAGGCACAAGAATGGGAGATTGTGTGTAATTACCTCGCACGTTGATGCCCACCAACACGCGACCGAGCGTAACCGGGAGCATATCCCGTTTGTTCTCGATGGTCATTTTGAAGGAACAGGTCAAGAACAGGTTCGCGTCGGGCTACCTGTCCCTGAAGATATTCCTTGAATCGTGTGTAATCCGGCTCAGCAATTCCAGACAGGGGCAGGATTGCTAAAGCAAAATCACACTGCAACAGGCCAATGAAGTTCGGGAGCCACTCAACATTTTGATCTTCCATTACTTCGGCAATGCCGCCAGGTTGATAGAAAAACCGATAAGTTGAATCAGTCCCAGGAATAAACCCACCGAATTCAAAATAGAGCTTGATCGTATTTCCATCGCGCAGCCAGCTTACCGCTTGAGCAAACGCGATGGTTGCCGATCCATCCGAAGTCGTAAGGCCACTCCCCGCACTCCCTGAAAAAACATTGTTTCGGAACTGATCCTGATCCTGAATTGCGATCAAATCCACGTCGCGCCTTGGCAACGTCACATTCGGCGGCAAACTTGACGGATCAAGGTCACACATCACCGGACGACCCCACGACGGCTCGACAAACGAGATTTCCAGTTTGCCAGCAGGCAGAGTTATCCGGCGCTGTTTGAGAATGAAGTTGCCATCGTGAATCGCCAACTTGTTCTGGTACATCTCCAACAGATTGCCCATCACATCATACAAATCGCCTGTCTTTGTGATGAGCTTCGCCGGTCTGCCGATCATCGCCAGAGCGCCGTTCAAGATTGATTGTGGAGTCAGCACCTTACAACTCATAAAATCAGCAGCTCACAAGTTCGCCGTTTTTCATCCAACCATGCCAGTGTTCAAGTACATGAATGCTTGGCGTAATTGTTGGAGCATCTTCGTTACCGTCCCATTGCCAATGCTCAGCGACCTTCTCGCCAACCTTAATCGGCAAACGAATCAAACCAGAACCGGGAATGTGAATCCAAATTGCCTGTTTGTTTTCATCAAGAAAGAAGTCACCCTTTGCTCCATGATCAAGCAAATCATCGAGATCAAAACGGCGAATTCCTTTTGCGCTTTCGGTATTCATCGCGGTTCAGCATCCCGTAACGCTTCATTGAAAACAAAGCGTTCACAGTAATGTTCAGGTTCAACGGGTGACTGAACGTGATTATAGGTCAAGCAATGGCCAGAATCCGACCAGAGCGCACCACGCGAATCATTGCCAGCGAATGACTTGCACAGCCGACAATGATTGCCGCTAATTTTGGGCTTTGGTGGAGCGTCCGGCATTGCGACTGGCTCGATGAGGACATTCCGGTTGCCGAAGATTCTTTCAGCGATTGCACGCCCCATTTCAACCAGTTCTTCACGAGTCGGCTCGCGAGTCTCTCCGTTCGGAAAATGAGCGAGCAAGCCAGATGGTGGAATATAACTGGGCGCTTCGTGCGCTTCGTGGACAGTAAGCTCAGCAGCCGCTACCGTTTTGCCGCTGTCAGCTACCGTATTTTCGGGAGTCTCGGCGACAGCAGCATCAACAACAGCTTCAAGAAGTTTATCCTTCTTAAGTTTTGCGCGGCTGGACACCGGCTTTACTGGTTCCGCTTTCTTTTTCGTTGCCATCGGTTTGACCTCCTTTCATTTGATTTATCAACGTCGTGGCAAAATTATTCATCGCGTTCGCCATCACATCAATCATTGCCTGATTGTTGGTTGCCATCAATTCAGCGACCGCATTGCCATCAAACGGGACTGCCGACGCGGCAAGATTTACCGGCGATTGCGTAACGCTTTCTGGTAATTCCAAGCCAATTTCTTCGTAATATGCGCGTTCTTCACGTGTTAGCGTTGCGCGCCCCATGTTGCCTTCTTTGGCACGTTGAGCCTCACCCATCGAGTCATCAAGTCGCGCCATTCGATAGGTGATGGTTGTTTCAACAGCATTCTTCAGATCATCAATTGCCGTCCGCTCAATTGCATCGCTGGCTTTGACGCCTTCCAGAATGTCTTTCAATTGCGGAATCTTCTCGGCGCCGAACCAACCGGCCTGCTTCAGCTTGTTTTCCAGAGCTTCGACTTTGGCGACCGGCACATCGAGAAAGCTATCCAAAATCACGACTCCGCGCGCTGCATGCTGAATAATCACTTCATAGGCACAGGCGAACGCTGTTTTAGTCTGTCTGACAATCCCCCTTGGTGCATTCAAGTCAGCCTGAAAGATTGCTTCGGATTCGTCGCGCGCGTGAAATACCTGATCCGTAAAAATCACAAAATGTCGTGCCTCAACCTTCTGGATTCCAACTTGTTTGTGGCTCAAGTTCAGATGTTCAGGTGACCACAGAACTACCGTATGCCCTGTTTGATTCATTAAGTCCATCACAGGACTGGTTGCCATTGCTGGCTTATAAGCTTGCTGCATAAATTCCCCAAGCCTCCTAGCTTAAGTAAGCGTGACGCAGTTTGCGCGAATAACTCGCCACTGAATCACGGATCATTTCTTCAAGTTCAGCTTCTTCTTCAGCCGTGGTTTTATCACGATCTTTCTGAATCAAAGCCTGCATCTGCTTTGCTTTTTCAACTGTCTGAATCTTGCGCCAGCCATCAGCCGCATTTTGATCTTCGCGCAGTCGAACAGCACATTCAATAATGTCTATCAGACGGTGATCGTCAATCGCCAACGGAGTCGGTTCTTCCCGACCATCCTCAAGATACATCAAAAACCGATATTGTCCACGAACAGGGACTTCACCCAACAGATCAATCTTTTCACCGTTCTCTTTTGTAAACCAGCGAGCGGCTTCCCACCCAGGACACACTACCTCAGGCGGCCACCATTCTTCGAGAATCCAGCCAGGATAACCAATCTCCCGATCTTCCCAGACCGGAGAAACCAGATATTCGGCTGAAAAAAATGGTTGCGGCCCCGCTGGCAGGTTGAAGTTCGCGCCGGTTGCGATGTTGGTAATGTTCCAAGCCGCCAGCCGTCGAAGCTTGCGAGCAATCGGGTACATCAGCCGCCATTTGCCAGCACGAAACCACTGATGGACTTCACCCCAGACAAGTCGGAGCTTCGGTTCACCGTAGTCATTCGTGCCGCCGATACGGAGAAGGTCAGCCAGCACATTTGCTGGAATCGTTGGGGCGACTGCTTTTGATGTTTCTTCGTGTCTCATTTTTTGTAAGTTTGCAAAACGCCACGTTGTTTGCGATCAAGCTCACGTTGCTTCGACCATTGCATTGCTTCTTCAATCTTGGTCAACTGCACGGAGTTTTCACGGCAAGCAAACTCGCCAGCATTCGCTTTCTTCAAAAAGTCGGAAAGAATCAGCATCAGCGTTTGATTACCAATTCCATTTACGCCATCTTTCGGATGACCTTCTTGCAAGGCGATTTCACAAAGAACACCGCCAGTTTTGTTGGTAACAGTGTAAAGATGAGGAACGCCACCGGCCCCGTCTTCGGCTGCGTAAACATTTAGATGCTCTTCCGTAAAACCATCAATCATCGGATGGCCAACAACTCGTCGCTGAATTGGTCGAACTTCTTTCAAATCCATGTCTAAACTCCTTTTCGTGTTTTAGGTTTAACCACCCAGGTTGGAGTGAGCAACCGTCTATGAAACTCACTCCAACCCAGTTAGCTCTCAATCGTCTGCGCTTGCAGACCTGTTTAGGCGTAAGCGGATTTCTTGTTCGGAAGTCCGGTCGTCGCCAAATTGATGATGGCCCCGTTGGAGAACGGCGAAACGTTGCCAATATCCATTCGGAAGCCCATGTAGAATCCAGTCCGGTCGAAGTAGCCACCGACGCCAGTGCTGTCAAACGACGGCACTTCACGCCAGTAACCACCCTCAACTTTGCTGATGAAGCCGGGAGTCCCACCAGGAGCCAGGAACTTCTTGAAGGTCGAAAGCTTCAAGCCGTCAATCCGGTTATCCTGATGATCGGTGTCAATTTCCCACTTGTGGCGATGCTGAATGCCCTTGCCGTTCAGCTTGTAACCCAGATTCAGGACTTCCACTTGCGCCGTTTTGATAACACGGTGCAGCGGATCACCCAACCGGATATACGCGACCTCCTGACACGGAGAAGTCCAAAACTGCCATTCATCGGTATTTTCCGAATCAGTGTCAGTACCGTGCAAGTACATCGTTTGAGCTTCCATCCGATCAAGCAGCGCAGTTGACAACGGCTGAGCCACCGAAGCGACCGCCGCATCAATCACGACTGAACGAAGATTTTCGTACTGGGCGCGTGATTGACCTTGGTAAGAGCCAGTGTCGTTGTTGACGTGATACGGGACACCGTGAAGCGCCGACAGGTACGAATCTTCGTAAACCAGGTAATCACCAGCAGCAGCGTCAGACGGGACAGTATCGAACGTCACAGTCTGAGTTGAACTGGTTTTGCTGACCGCCGTCGAAACAAAAGCCGTCGAACCGCCATTCAACCGAGCCAGCCCGGTTGCCGGATTGATGAAGTTATAACGCCCACGGACAAGAATGTGATACGAGCCACCATCGTATGCAAATTTCGCAGTCCCGTTTGCGCCGGTCACCACCGGAGAACCAGCGGAATCAACACGAGCCACAACACCGTCGCCGTTGTTCCAGCTCATAAAGTTGATGACTTTAATCAAGTCGCCAGTTTCACGTTTAATGTCGCGAGTCAGTCCCGTAACGATACTGGTCTGAGAACTCATCAGAGCCTCATACTCATCGCGGGAATAGCCACGCCCTTTCGAGTGACGAGTCCAAAAGACTCGCATATTGATGTCACGCGGGAAGCTGAACGGCGCGTATTTCCCGCCTTCAGCAAATGAACGGTTGGAAGGATTCGCTTCGACTTCGGCGACAATACGAACACCACGCGAGTTCGTTTCCATCGCTTCGCCTTCTTCGATTCTTCCGTAGAATTTTGCGGCCCGGTTGACGTAGCTGTACAGACCTTTGGCAATGATTTCCTTAAACAGTGCCTCAGCTACCTCTAAACCAGCATATTGTTCTGCCATTTTGACTTACCTCTGCGGCAGCAGTTGGTTATCGTGGACTCGCCGCGCGTGTCAGGAGCCTTTCCTGAACCGCTTTCATCAACATTTTCGGATCAAACGGCCCGTTACCGTCCGCCGAAGCAGGTTGAGTCACAGTTCCAGATGCTCCCGGCTTTGTAGCCGAGTCTATTTCAGCTCGCCCAGGTGGAATCGGCGGAGTCGCGGCTTTGACAGCCTTTGTCCGTTTCGCATCCACCATTTCAACAGCTTCGGCCAGATACTCGGCAAAAGCCGCTGACGCCTTGCGCTGACTCGCTGCCAGCACAGGCTGTTTCGTTTGTTGATATTGCACTCCCAATTTGTACTGTTCGAGAGCTTTCGCGTCTTGATTGAATTCGGCAAAAGCCATACGAAGAACCTTTTGCAAATCAGCTTCTTCCCAGCCTTCCAGCTTTGCGAAAGTTTGATCAACCACACCACCCATCATCGCGCGCTCAGCGTCGGCAATGATTTGCTGTTGGCTTGCCTGCTGCTTTTGGGCTTCCGTTTGCGAATCCTTTTGTTGAAGCTGCTGAAATTGCGCTTCTATTGTCGCCAAACGCGCCTGCATTGCCCGTTCACGCGGCGACAAATCTTCGTCATCGTCCGGCGACAGCAAATAGTCCTCTTGCTCAGAATCGGCTTTCACATAGCCCTTTTCTTCTGCCCACTTGGGATTGTCAGCAAGATACTGTTCGGCCATCAGTTCGCCATACCTGGCATATTGTCGCCAGGTCAAAGCCGAAAACTGGTCAGGAGTTAATATCTTTAGCAGTGCATCTTGGAGCTTCTCGCCGAGGACTTCCGGTTCAGCATCTGTTGTCTGAATTGCTCGCACAAGAGGAATGAGCTGCCGCGCTCCATCCTCACCACCCAGATCGTCTACAAGCGGGATCAATGGCGGTTCGTCTGCAATTGGTTCAGCAACCGGCGTTGCCACGTCTTCGGCAGGCTTCAAAGCTTCACCCGCTGGCAGTTCTGCTGCCTCTGCGGCTTTCACTTCCGGCTCTGCTTCATCTGTCATGACTGGTTCGGTTCTGCCTAACCAGTCCAAACTGTTTCCAAAATCTACGTTTTCCATAAGCCTCCATTGCTTCCGTTCGCTTGGTTATGCGGTTGCGACCGCTTACGGAGCCATTGGTGTTGGTTTGTTCCCTTGCGGAGTGCTGGTTGCGCCCTTTTGAGGCATCCCCGGCATCGGCTGTTGGGACATTTGCTGTTGTGGCGCACTCCCCGGCATTGGCGCAGGTTGCGACATTGCTGGATTTGGAGTACCAGGGACAGCCGATGGCCCCATAGGATTCAGCGCCATAGCTGAAACCATGTCTTCCATCGCTTTCATTTCCATCGCTTTCCGATGGCGCGTCATAAGATCGTTTAGTAACAGTTCAGCCAGCGGCGAAAGATGCCGACCAGCGTCTGTTTTCAAGAAATCAACAACTGTTTCGATGCAAACCGGATGATCATCAACCCGATACCTGACCGGCGCAACATTCGCACCCAGTATCAAAGCTTCTTCAGGTGACGGGCCTGATGGTTGATCCATCGGCTGCCCAGATTCATCAATTTGGCCTGCTTGCTCGCTGGTTTCCGCAAATTCCATCAGGTGGACAATGTTCAGAAGCGTGTTTCGCTCATCTGCACCCATCTGTTCAGCCTGTGACGGTAGATTGAGCAATTCCAGTCCCAGCCGCCTGATCGAGCGCGGGATTTCTGGATTGAAAATACCCAGCGGCAGCCCGCCCATCAGCAATGCCGCTTCCAAATCACCCCGCTGTTCCAGCACAGAGCGAGGAATCCATGACTGCGGACGAGCCTTGATTTCCAAATCCGCATCAATGTCACACTGTTCAAACATCTGAAGTTCGTATTCCGAAAAGTCTGACAAACGCGGAAAATAATACTGAGCCAGATTATGCCTTTTGACGACACGAAGCTGCTGTTTGCCTGTCTTTACGTCAGCCTCAGCCTTACGATTAAGCTTTGAAACGTGCTGAGCAAGAGCTTGATCCCGTTGAATCTGCATTCCGCCCAGTGTGTTAGTGTGGACATCTGGAAGACCGGAAGCCGTCGAAAAGGCTCCACCAGCGAGCAATTGCATATCGCCTTTGAGCATTTCAAGGAACCCAAAGGTATCGCCACCGACTGGCCTACCTTGTGGTTGCCAAACTGCCGAACCAATCCCGTTTTGTGGAGCCGCCTGCTTCAAAACAGCGACCATTCCCGGCTTGTTGCTCCAGTCCGAACGCTTCAGATAGTTGGGATCAATAACCGTTGGAGGCGTCGTGTTGTGCATGATGTGCTCATAGACGAGGCTGAACACTTCGTTCTGCATTTCCTGCCCTTGAATCACATGATCAATCCCATAACCCCAAATTGCATCTGGAACGACTTCCCATCGGTTATGCGTCCACACGTCTCCCTTGTCTTCAGGGGCTACTTCAAGCTTTGTCTGACCGCATTGCGCGATGTAAAGACCATTTGGGAACAAATCAATTGCACGAGTCCCTGCCTGAATCACTTCACCATTGGCAAGCGTTTCGGCTTGAGCAAAAATGTAATGTGCATATTCTTCTGGTCGAAACCAGTATTGCCGGAAACGCCTAAGTTCTTGCTGTGCAGGAGTTGTGTTGTAAGCCGTGATGTGTCCGCCGACATTACCAGGTGATTGCTGAATTTGCGCTTGAGCCAACAAAGGCGTTTCACCGGTATGAAGCGCAGCCGTTTCAGTAATTTCAGCCCACGGAAATGCTGATCGTAGCTTTGAATAATCAACAAATCGTTCACGGCGAAGCCACGCGGCCAAGACTTCATTTTCTGCCGAGATAGGCAATTTGATTTCAAACGGGTCAACAATACTGGTCTGAACATCCGGCGTCTGCTTGTTTTCAAAGCCGTTGATCTTTGTAATGTCCGTTTCAGCACCTTGGACAATTTCAGTCGCATCAGAGCCACATTCTGGACACTTTTGAGGCCCGACATCTTGACCATTTTCGACGCCGTTTGGCATTTCAGTCATTTCCGAGACTGAACCGCACTCCAAACAGACCGCTGACGATCCCATCAACTGAATCCTGACCTTCTCTGTCACCGGCTCTTTCCGGTATTTGCCGGTATTTGCCGTGCAGATCGTGTAACGGAAGGTGTTTCCGAGCAGGATTGCAAACTTTCCGTCGCGCTCGATCGAAGTCGCCGTAATCTGATCCTGTTGAATGATCTTCAGCATTTCAGCGGCTGGACGACTTGCCAATCGCATATCCATCCGACCACCACGCGCTGTCACGTCAAGAATCGCCTGCGACCTCACGTAATCTTTCAACAAGGCATTGACAAAGTATTGAAGCAAATTGACAACGTAAATCGGGTCACCAGGATTTCGCGTGATTGTCTGCCACGCCCCCGCATCGTTGACGAACCCCAGTTGTTCGCCGATAAAAAACCGCATCACGGTCAGCCATTTCCGATGACGGGCAATGTTTGCTTGGGTATCAGCGCGATCAACCTTGTCTGTCAAAGAGCTTAAAAACGTGTCCCAATTCTGATGCGGTTCCAAAACGCTACGCCGATGCGCCGATTCGCTCGGAACAAATCTCCCAATCCCTGCCTGTTCAGCAACGCTGCTTACTTCTATCATCTATTGAATTGCGCTCATTCGAAGGTATTCTTCGACACTGGCTTCGATCATTTCATCAGTAATTGGTTGGAACTGGCTGGCCTTGAATTCATCAATGGCCCGTTGCATAGGATGAACGAACGTGGGAGCGACCATAAAGTCACTCCCATCATTCATTTCTGCTGACTGCGGAGGCTTTTGGGAAGTGTTCCCAGCCAGCATACTCAATAATTCACGCCTTTCGGCAGCATGAAGCTCTCGCTCATGGGCAATCGTCGTGCTGTATTGACCGACGACCTCATTTAGCTGCTTTTCCGCTCGCAATGCCCGTTCTTTCCAGTGATAAACCTCAGTGAAAATCCCAGGCAACAAGGCGCGAATCCAATCCAATGACCACCCCTTTTTAGAATCGTCCGGCATTCAGAAGTCCCACACCTGTAAAACCAGGGATGTAATCTTGAGCCAGAGTTACCAGCGCAGCGCGCAGATCATCCCCAGCGGCAGAACCGCCAGCGGCTTTAGCTGCCGCGAACACCGCGTCTGTAATCAGAATGTCAGTATATTGACTTCCATTCACAGGCACTTGAATTGCCACAGGGCTGCCAGTCAATCCCGCTGCGGTAACAGTGATAAGGATGTTTCCATCAGTTGTCGGCGCACCGGTAACAGTCAGAGTCTCAACTTGCCGAGTTCCAGCCACACCAGCAGTTGTATTCGCCGAAGTCGCAGCAGTTGTGATACCCGTACAAGTGCCGTTGTCCAGGCTGATGTTCAGAGTTGCATCATTGGCAACGCCAGCAGGCGAAGTCCTTGTCAGTGTGATGGCAGTCGTTGAGCCACCGACCGTAAACAAAGCCGCAACCGCTGAATCAGCAGCCAGAGCAGTGCGAACCTTATCTGCCCACTGTGCAGCGGTATCACCATTCAAAACAGCCACACTGATCGTCTTTGGCGATCCAGTCATTCCGGCAGCCGTGACAACTACAGTCGCGTTGCCAGAGCCAGTGATTGAGCCAGCGGCTGTTGCCGTTTCGACTTGAGCCACCGGAGCGACACCAGCAGTTGTGTTTGCCGATGAAGTCCCGGTCATGCCAGTCGCGGAACCGTTCGCCAGCGTTACATCCATTGTTGCGTCATTCGCTGCGCGAGTAATCGCCGTCAAAATGACAGACACACCTGTCCCTGACACCGTGAAAAACGCAGCAATCGCAGCGTTCAGCAATAGTGCATTACGGACAGCCGCAGCAACAATTGAGGCTGAGTCGCCCTCTTCGCCACCAGCAACGGACGAGATTGGTTGTAAAACTTTGTTGAGCGCGCGAATCTGAAAGTATTCGCTTTTATGAAGATTGTTGTAAGGTGATTCGCCGTCTGTCAAAGCCAACAATGCGGCCAGGACAGTCCGACCATTGGCAGGTGAAGGAGTTTCAAACGATGATTGGACGGCAGCCGCACCCGTTAAAACTTTCAACCCTGCAATCGGAGGCCGGAGAAAGAATTCCCCGACGCTTTGATGTGCTGTTTTTGCCATTTATCCTCATTGTCTTCCCATAGCCTCCGAGGATTGATGTTTGCGTTTCCGCCGTGCAACGGCAAGATACAATTCTCTCAATGCTTTATCAAGAGATTTAGTTGTCCTGTTGGGACTCGATTGCAGCTTTAATTTTTTGCTGCAAGACATTTTCGTCAACAATATCAGGACGCAGGTACTCGTGTTTAGCATTCGCAGGCTGCGCTTTGTACCAATTCATCCGACCATAATAACTTTGCAGCGCGTGTTTTTGCTCCATTTCGGACATCTGCTGATAAACCGGATTCGCCTTCAGCCGATCAACGCCAATCTGAATCCATGCGCGAACCATGCGATCATCGGCCACATCTTCAGGAGCAATCTTTTCCAATCGAGCGCGCCCTTCAGTGGATAACTCCTGATGAAGCAAAACCTTCTTACGCTCTTCAGGCTGCCCAATCAGGTTTGGGTCATCAAAAAATGAATCAATAATTTTCCGGTTTGCCTCACCAGCCATAGACGCTCGCACATTGTAGCTTTCCGCCGATTCATCGGACTCACGCTTCGGCAAGTTCAACCCAAGACCCATATCTTTCACTTTCTTCAATGATCTGTCTTGAACTTGTGGCTTTAATCCCAAGATATTAAACGGATTAGATTGAGGCATCGGCCTCCCGGCTGGGCCAATCTTGGGCGGCATTTCATTACGAACTCCAGGAATTGCCGTCTTTGCCTCCCCAATGACGCGATCTACAAAAGTGCGCCCCTCTTCTTGCGTATCACGTTTCACATCGTCAGTCACTTGAGCGACATCACGCAAAACACCCAAAGACGTAAACGGCCTTGCCAGTCCGCGCGCTGTTCCTTCCATTCCGGTTCGCTGATAATCTTCAACTAATCGCTTCACACGATCCAACAAAGGGAACTGAGCAATTACTGCATTTGGAATCGCCAACCGTTTTCGTTTTGAATAAGCATCATCTTTTTCACCTTCCCTGCGCTCAAAATCCTTCGCAATTTGTCCACCAACTGCGACACCTTGACCGACTGGCCCCAATCGCTTCGTTGACATCTGAGCATCGCCTACGGTAACACCGCCAGGGTCTTCGCCAAGCTGATCCTGCATCATAGCCTTACGCCAATCATCATCACGCGAGCCAAAAAAACCAATCATCCCTTGTGCTGCCAAAGTAGCGAACAAAATGTACAGCGAGGTTCCTACCGTACTTTGTCCCATCGTGCGAATCATGCGAGCGGCTTCTTCAGGCTCAACAGCAATTCCTGTGTCTTTGTACAATTGTGCGGCTTTCACGCCTTTGAAGCCTTCATACAGCCCACCCCACGGCGCATAATCCCACAACGCTGCTTTAGCCGCTGCGGCTGGAATTCTGGTAAACGGGACAACCAAATCGAGCAATCCGATCAATGGTTTAGACAGCGCACTTTTTGTCTTGAGATAATTCTTGCCTTTGTTAAAAACTTCAACCAAAGTTGTTGCTTCATTATGAATTACGTTGTTGGCTTCTGCGCCCGCAATCACAACCATCAACGGTGTTGGGTCTTTCATCAACCCCTGTTGATAATCATCTCGTTCTTTATCGCTCCAACCTTTCTCCTTTGCCTGACTGTCAGCAATCTGCTTTGCCTGTGCGCCCAATGACCGCGCAAACACCCACGACCGCACCGGAGCATCGGCAGCACCTTGAAGGTCAAAAACGAATTGCAGTGCTAAATCAAAGCCACCCCCAATACGAAAATCGCCAATAACCGGAGTCCGAGGCCGACCACCAGAATCATATTTATCCACTCCACCCAAGACAGAAAAAGATTTTCGGTCTTCCTTGTCGCGCTCCATTTCGACCACATGATTCGCAAGATCAATCTGCATATCCACTTTTGAAGCGTGATATTTGAAAGCATTTTTGAAATCAGCCAAAGCGAGACTAGCTCCCTGCTTTGATGCCTGAATTAAAGTCCCTGCACTGAATCCCGGCGCTTTCGTATCAATGCCCCACTTCTTTGCCCAAATCTTGCTGTAAATTGGTCGAAACAGCTTGCTTGCTTCATTGGCTGTTGCCGAGGCAATCCCTTCGACAATGTTGGCAACCGGTATGTGCGGGGCAGAAAGCAAAGAAGCTCTCGCAATAGTTGTCACGGTGTCAATTGTATTTTTCAGATTCAAGCGAGACAGATCACGCACGATTGAGAGCCGAGCCTTATCCATCACCTTTTCAGCTTCTAAAAACTGCGGACTTCCCGGCTTTGCCTGATTCATTTGAGCCGAAGCAATAAACGCATTCTGCAATGAAGTGTTTATTCCGCTCAGGAACTCAGCTTGACGGACTCGGTATTTATTTGCCCCATTAACCAAACCAATCTTAGACTTGATTGAAATGGCTTTTGCATAGGGCAACCGCAGCACTGATCCAGTCTTTTCCCCACGACGCCCATGAGCCTTTACAGCGGCTTTCGTGCCTTCCTCGCGCTCCGTTCGGTAATAATCAAGAGACACGCCTTTTTTTGCAGCTTCTATTCTATCGGTAATCTCGTTTTGCCACTCCCTGACATTCAATCGGAGCCGATCTTGTCGCTCAATACCCGGCAATACTTGCTGTTCATCTGATCCCCTTACGCTGGAAAATTCGGGCGCTTTTTCACCGGGACGACGGACGTTTTCGGCGTTGGTTCTTTCGTCAATTGTGAGTTGCGGCCCTTTAACCGGCTCCGTGCTTTCAAACGGTTCGTCCGCGCTCCGACGACGAACTTCTTGCGCGCTGTCTTTTTGTCCGCTTTCATCAGTTCCGCGTACTCTTTGGCTTTGGCCGCCAAGGGAGCGAGGTCTGTTGGTTCCGCCACTTTGGGCTTGTTCTTGTTCAATTCTCTCTCTAAGGCGTTCTTTAACACTTTGCGCTCCTTTTGCTTTGGCTTCCTTTGCTTTCGGTAAAAGCCGGTCAAACTTCTCTAACGCTTCGATGCCGTGTTTCTCGGCCACGCGCTCGAAATAACTTGCGAGCCAGTTTTGGGCTTGTTCGTGGTCAGCTTCCGTCCTGATGCCCAGATCATCGAACTTACCCGCAGCGATCTTGGCAGCAGTCTCAGCCGCCAGTGTTTCAGGATCGTCTGGATAACCCAGTTCGATCAACTTCCGCCGATACTTCCCAAAGCCTTTCGAGCTTTGCGCCCACGATGATCCCACCAGAGCCACAGATTGCCCGCTGACCTCTCTTTGCGACCAGTGGAAACCTTCTTCCCGAATGTCACCTTTGAGATTTTCAGCGGCACGTTCTCTATCTGATCGAATGCCGGATTGCTGACGAGATTCATAAGCCGTCACGTCCACGATGTTGAATGTACGCTGCTTCGGATTCGCTTTGAGTAAATCGCGGAGTTCGGTTACGAATTGCTCAGCGCCTTGACGATGTTCAGCAGTTGAACCAGGTTCGGCTGATGTTCCAAGCTGCTTCGACGCAGTTTCAAGGTATGTCGCAATTTGCGAGACTTCATCCCGACTCAGATTGATTGCGTTGACGTTGGAGTGGTCATCACCGAACACTTCAGTAAGGGAAGCTCCAAGAATAGAACGCGCGTAATCATTGACGTACATTCGTGCGCCACGGCTTCCACGATACTTGACGATTGCCTGTGAATTACTGAAAACATCGTAGGGATTCGCTAACTTGCTCGCTGGCCCGCCTGCTTCTCGGCGCGAGGTCGAAAGGTTGGCTGAATCATCAAAAGTTCCACGATTGCCCGTTGCCGACTTCACCTGTCTGGGATCAAACACTACCCACTCACGATGCTCAGGCGATTCGTTACTTGCACGATTTAGCCGGGTAATGCCGTCATAGCCCATTTCCTGAAGCTTTTGATTGACTGCCTCTTTGTCATCGCCCAGGCGCTTCGCAAGCTGCTTGTACATCATTTCGTTGGTTGGACGGCTCCCAAAGCCCATTTCTTCCAGATCAACATTTGGACTTCCAAACACAGCCGCGACCATCTTTGGCTCTGCTGGCCTGTTCACATCAAGCGGGTTTTCGATTCTGGCGTAAAGTTTGTAGACCGATGGAGTCCCGGCTGATTCTTGGCCACGAGGATGCAAATGCCCTTCAGCGTAGCCTTGTGACGCAATCTCTGGCGATTCGGCCATGTAGAAACCAGGCCCGAAGTGTGAGCCAGTCAGGAAACGCGACGGATCAACAGCTTCAATCTCGTTTCGGGCCTGTGTGCCGTGATAGAGAGGCATCGGCTTTCCAGCCCGATCAACAACCTTGGAATCACCAAACCATCGCTTAAATTCTGGCGAGCTTTCAACGCTCTCCCGCGTCCGCCTCGACGCTGGCGGCGGCATAGACGATGGTGCATCAATTTCAGGATCGTAAGCAGCCTGCACCTTGTTTGCCGACTTCGCGGTAATCGCCATTCCAGCAAGCCCAGTGTCGCCTTCGTAATCGGCAAGAAAATCTTCAGCTTTACGACGCTGAAACGCCTTCCAAACTTCCATCTGATCTTTGGCAGCTTCTTCAATTTCCGGCAATCTCTTTTCCAGAATACCCTCGACATCAGATGGTTTGATGGCTTTTTCGCGCAAATCACGACGCAATTGACGACCAAGAGCAGAGACAGCACGAACGTCAACTCCGTTGGCCTGAAGCGGTTCGCCTTCTTCGGTACTCTCAGCTTCTTTTGCCTTCAGTCGTTTATTCACTGCATCCGACTGAGCGCGAGTTTTCTGCAATTGTTCAGTAAACGGGAATGGAGTATCGGTAACAGCTTGAAGCTTGGCTAAATCGTCCTGCAACCCAGGTATAACCACTTCCTTAATGTGCTTTGCGTCTGCATCAGAGGCTAACCCGCTGATCCTTTGTTCAATTGACTGAAGAGTACCGGAAAACTCCGTTGTATTGACATTAAACTTGATACTTGCAATCTCGGAGCCTTCAATCGGCATCTCAATATCAGAGTTACCCCAGCCATCGTCCATCAACCTCAAGCCCTTGTAATAACCAAGCACGGTTTTTTCATGCTTATCCTTGCTGAACAGATAAGCCGATGAAATATCTTTAGCAGCGTCTTTACGATCTTCTATCGTCTCTTTCTTCGTATTCTGGTAGGCAAACTCTTTCTCTTTAATAGCCTTTGCTGCCGTTGCTATCCGTTCAACCTGATCCGCTCGCCGTTCCATTGCCGCAATCCGATCAATAATTCGCGGGATTTCCTGTTTACGTGTTAAAGCTTCAGAATCGTGAGCCTGTTGCATCATCGAAAGCTTAAAAACTTTCGCATCCAACTCAGCTTTTCGCAGATAGTCGCCATCACCAGAAGCAGCAGCCGCAATCTGGTCGTAACTCAACGAATCATCATCACTGTCTTCCCATTCGCGCGCGGCATCTTCGCCAGGTTTCTGCATAAACGCCGCGATACCCTGTTGTTTCCGCGCAATCGTTGACCACTTTACGCCATCAAATGAGCCTGTGGTCACATAAGGCAAAATCTCAATCTCTTTGTTTTCATTGCCCTGACGCCAAGCCCGCGCTTCTGACTGTTCGACAAGAGCAGGCTTCCACGGCACATCAAACTGATGGACTGCCGCCAACTTCTTCTGAGCATTGATGCCCGTTCCCATGTTCTCACGATGACCAAGAGCAATCAGAGCCTCACCACTGTTCAAACGAGCAACAGCGTTTTCAACCTTTTTATCGGTATCCAGCTTGGAGAAATTTATAATCTTGTCACGCGGAATGCCGCCAGCCTCAAGCTTCTTGATAATTTCTTCGTACAGGTGAAAGCCCCAGGCATTCGGAGCCACACCGGAATCACAAAAGATCATCTGAGCATTGCCGGGTTTCTCTTTCAGGATACGAGCAACATTCTCGGCCAAGGCTTTGATCTTACCACCCTCTTCTTTGTACCCAGGCAGCACCATTCGCGGATCAAGAGCCATTTGCATGCCGTCAGAAGTCAAAACAAGATAGTTATCCTGCCAAGGCTCGACTGATCGGTTTTTGATTGCAGTCGCACGTTCCCTTAGAACCTGCATAAACGCGGCTTGAGCTTCCGTTTGTGAAACCTGAATAACTTTATCAATTCGCTTTGGTCGAACGTCCAAAATGCCTGTCTCTTTGGCTGTTTTGACATCAAGTGTCATTCGGGACATCACTTGAAGCTCTGGCAGGTTTTTGAACTTCGACATGCGCGAAACAGTTTTCCATTCACCGGTTGCACCCATTTCCAATGCTGGCACAGTCTCGGCAAACTGCCTAACCCACGCATCAAAGGATTCAACGCCAGATTCTTCCAGCAAATCAGGCTGAAGAAACTTCGCCATGATCCAGGCTTCAACCAATGTGTTGCTTACCGGCGTTCCAGTCGCGGCAATCAAACCACCACCATTCTGAATTCGTTGGAGATAACGAGCGCGCATCAACATATTTAATGCGCGCTGACTATCACCAGTCGGGACACCTTTGACCTGACCAAGCGCAGTTACCACCGGGAGAGATTTATACTTGTGAAACTCGTCCACAAACAGAAAATCAATTCCAGTGTCCTCAAAGCTAATTGCATCGTCTTTTCGCTCAGACTTCAGGGCATCATTGATTTTGGCTTCCAATTTGGAGCGACGATTTTCAATCTGTTTCAGCACTCGCTTTGACGACGCCGCCGCGCCTTTTTCGGCTTTCATCGCGTTGTAAACAACATTAACCTCATCAAGCTCAATCTGAAGCATTTCAGCTTCAAATTCTGGCTTCATTTTGAGCATGTCCATGTTGTCGTGAGTCATCAGAATAAGGTCATGATCACCCGTCGCTACCTGACTCATTGAAGTATTGCGCTTTTGGGCATTACTTGAATCAATAACATGAACCTTCATCAACGGGAAGGCATCACGAGCCGTATTCTTAAAAGCGTTTATGACCTTTTTCGGAACTGCAATCGCTGGCTTACGGGCAATTCCCATTCGTTTCAACTCACTGGCCGACGCGAGCATCGCCAAAGTTTTGCCCAACCCCACCTCATGAGCCAGTAACCCGCGTTTCTCAATCACCGCGCGAAACACAGCCGCAACCTGATGTTCCCGAAGCTTTATGTGCGCTGCCAAGCCAGGGACAGTCCCACCACCAGTCTCATCAAGCATAAACTTGACATCGTACTCGGCTGGTCGCTGAGAATTGAACAGATCGTTGTAACGATTGAGCAACCGTTCGCGCCGTTCGTCGTTCTCCCACAACCATTCTCTAAAACGCTTCTTGATTGCTTCAAGCTTTGTATTTGCGGCTTGAGTTTTTTCAGGATTAAAGACTTGAATAGTAGTACCGTCAAATTTTCTCATTGTCTCAGTAATCCTTGCAGACTTTCCAGACAAGGCCAGATCAAGCAAATCAGAGAAAGGCGCGCTCGGAGTCCCCCAAGTTGTCATTGCTTGCGATGAAGCCTTTGCCCTTGCGGAAGCATCCATCCCGACATTGAATGATCCGAGCTTTCGGTCATAATGGACTCTGATAGCTGACGGATCATCACCAAACAACTCAGCCACAAAACGCGAAATCACATCTGGCTCCATCCAAGGAGCGCCCATTTCAACCGCAATCTGAGTGTGTTGAATATCGCGCGGAACAACATCTTCAAGAGCGTCAACATTCGCCTGGAAAAAGGAATCCGACGCAGCGGCAATTTTCGCTTCGGCCAACTTTCGCCGAACATTCCCAGAAAGATAATGGGCGGCCAGTTCCCAGTTACCTTGCGGAGTCTGGAAAGCAATCTTTCTTGCAACCATCTCTTCGGCTACGGTCTGTTCATCAAGTCCCAAATCAGCAGCAATCTGGGAAAGGATTATTTCCCCGCGTGTCTGAAAAGATTTAACAACACCTTCCTCTACATTCGCGGGCTTGCTGAACGCTAAGCTGCCAACAACCGTCGCTTTCGTAAAAACTGGCTGCTTCTTCGCTGTTTTTTTCTTTGAATCGTAGGACTCAAGAGCCATCAAGCGCGGTAGGTCAGGGTCGCCAGCCATCGCTTCACGATTCTTTTTGTCGCCTATCGGGCCATACTTGCCAACAAACTTATCGTAGGCTGAATTCAAGTCTTTTCTGGCCGTTCCTATCGGTGCGCGGCCCATCTCGCCATCAATGAGAGCGTCAAAAGCGTCACGAATCGCAATCAAACCCTCAACGCGGCGAATCCTATCCGGCGTTCCTTCGACTTCAACCAGACCACCAGACACATTCTGCATCAACTGGCCATCTTTGACGACATAACCGCCATCTTTGAACTTAACCCCAGCTTCGCGCGCTGACACTCGCGCAGACGGAGCGTAGTCGGTCATTATGCCGCTTGGAAGTGCTGCAATCGCTTCAGTAAATCGCTGTTCAAAGTCGTCAGTTCGATCAACATTCGCGCGGCCAGGGTACATGCGATTTTCGCCGTTGAAGTCACCAAGCATGTTCTGACGATTCGCGGCCATCCAACTATTGACCTGAACAGGCGCATAAGCCAATCCTCGTGGGTCAGGAACTTTCGCCGTTTTTGTCCACAACGGAGCAACTGGAACATTCTGGGAGCTTTTATTGACCGCCTCCATCAACGCTTCTTGTGCAGCTTCCTGAGACTTGAAAACACCTAGATTTTTTTCGCCTTGATAGGCTTCAAATTGACCTTTCCCGTAAGGGAGGATGCCCAAAGTAATCGGCCCCACTCTGGCCGACATTCCACCTTTAACATCTGTTTCCCACTCAAACGGTGCGGCCATCTGATCTTTGGACACTTCACCCGGCATTCTCTTTCGCAGGATAATCAAATCGGTCACAACCGAAGTCAGCGCAGTCTTTCCAAAGGTTTCAGCCGGAAAGCGAATTGCAGTGACCAAATCAGCCTGTTTCGCTAGTTCTTTTCTGACGACTTCACCCCGTTTGCTGTCCATCGTTCCGGTCGAAGTAATGAACATCACCAGGCCGCCAGGACGAACCTTGTCCAGCGCCTTCAAGAAGAAATAATTGTGAATTTGTGGCAGGAGTTTGTTGTAGCGATTGTCCGAGATTCGATATTCACCGAACGGAACATTGCCCATCGCCAGATCAAAGAAATTGTCTGGCGCGTTAAAGTCTTCAAAGCCTTGAACGTGAATGTTCGCATCTGGGTAAAGCAATTGCGCCATCTGGCCGGTTGTTTTATCCAGTTCGACACCTGTAAACGTAGTCTTATCTCTCAAGTGCGCTGGAACCAGGCCGAAGAAGTTACCACTGCCCATTGACGGCTCAAGCATCCGGCCTCTCGTGAAACCAAGCTTCTCGGCGATTGTCCACATCCGATCAACAATCTGAGGGTCAGTGAAATGGGCATTTTTTGTCGAAGCAGACGCGGCCTTGTAAGCATCCTCGCCGATAAGTTCTTTCAGTTCTTTCTGGCGTTCGTACCACCGCTGAGATTCTTTGTAATTTTGATATGGAGGCGCAAACAAGTCTTTTATGCCACCAAAGCCAGCGTAAAGAGCCATCGCTTCCTGTTCTTCTACAGTAGCTCGCCGACCTTCCATCACGATTTGGCGCATCGTTTTGACAGCATCAATGTTCTGCTTGTATTTGGTGACAGCCCCACCAGAGCGGATTCGGTCAGCAATTTCAGGAGTTATCGCAAAACTCGCCCCGGTCAGGACAGAGAGCGGTTGCGGTTTTGTTTTGACTGGCTTCGGTTTGGGTTCTGGCTCAGCTTCAACTTCTGGGACTGGCTCAGGCTCGACATTTTCAGCAGCAGCCTGAACAACGGTTTCAGCAGCAGCAATCGGCTCAGTCAGTTCTTCTACTTGTGCAAGTTGCTTATCGCCTTCGACGCGGCTCTGTTCATCGCTTGGCTGTAATTCGTCGTCGGCAAAGAGCGAAGCGGTTTCGGCTCGTAGTCTTCTTCGCTTTCCTCGTGAAGTATTTCGAGCAGGGCTTGATCCAGACTTTCTCCCGTCTGTTTTTTTCGGTTGTTCGCTTTCACTCTCAGTTGCTGAGCTTTCTCCAGCGCTTCCGGCTCCGTCAGGTTGTCCGACTTCATCAGGTCTTGCGCTAACAGTAGGTCGTTCATCGGTTACCTCCTTGGCAGATTCTACGCCTGTTGGCTGCAATTCTGCTAAAATAGCATCAACTTCTTTGGCCAAGTCTTTTCGGTTGTCGGCGATGTAATCTCGCAATGCAGCATGATGACGCGGCAAAGCTTCATCAAACAGACGAAAGACATCCTGCTCTCGCAGTTGTTCGATTGAATCAGCAGCCAACTGGATAAACTGTTCGGGCTTGAACCTATCAGCATCTTTTTCAGATCGAGTATCAGGGAAGGTAGATGGAGCATCCCCGTCCTGTTCCACCTTCCCTGATTTCGCCGCGGCAGCTTTTTCAGCAGGTTCCCCCCGGTCTACTGGTTCCACTTCCGCAGCTTGCACATCAGACGATTCACCCAACGTCTGAGGCGCATCCGTTGACGAAAACCGCGCTTGTTCCGTTTTGGCGCGGTAGCGTCGTTTCATCACATCCGCATTTGTTCCAGTGACGACTGATCCGTCAAAGACTTCGCCGGACTCAGCATCACGAGTGACCATTGTCCATTTGCCGTCAGACTCCCACAATTCGAAATCAAGCTCCCCAATGCGCTGAATCCGATCAAGTTTGTACTTTTTGCCTTCTTCCAGCTTTTTAACATCCCCGACTTTCGGCAATGGACGCAACTCGGAATCCGTGTCCCCAATTTCTTTCTGAGATTCAACAACCTGATATTCTGGCCGACGACTTGAGTTAGACGGCACAGCAACATCCACTCCCCCGTTGCCCTTTTCAGTCGCAGCTTGTGGAACATTCGCCACCGCTTCAGAAACAGACAACCCACGCTTCAGTCCATCAAAAACACGCTCAGTCTCTGCCTTATCTTTCCCCAAAAGCGGATAAAGAAGATTCTTAACCGCTGCTTCCCTCGCTTGGTCACCGCGCCAATTAGCAGGAGCGCCAGTCTCTAAAGCCTGTTCAATTTGTGGAACATTCGCCGTTTCACGTGAAACATCAGTTGTTTCACGCTCGGCAGCCTGTTCAACCAATTGCTGACCAAGTTCAGCCTTCGGAGCCGTCGCCTTCGTGTGAGAAGCGCCCAACGCTGGCAATCTCTTTGCTTTGACTCGTTTTTTGCGTTCCTTGCGAATCTCAATCAGCTTCGACACCAAACCCTTGCGCTCAGCCTCGCTAATGTCGAATCCGCCGAATTCCTTCCCGCGAACAGACATATTTTGAAGGTTTTCAATCTGCTCCATGTATTCATCAAATTCAGAATCCAGCAGATTCGTGTGATCCTTTCCAAGCAGTTTGCGCTGTTCCTGGCTAAATCCCAATGATGAAGCCGCAGATTTAGCTTTAGCCGATACAGTCCCGATTTGGGACGGCTTCACCGTAGGCTGAGTCGGCTGAGTGTCTGGGTTCTTCGGGAGTCCGTATTTCTTGTGGATTTCTTCGATGTTGCTTAATTCGTTCCCGACATGGTGTTGAGCGATGTTATTCGCTCGCGCCCAATCACGAATCTTAGCAATCTCAGCCCTTGCTTCAGGCGAAGTCAGGTTAAGTTTGTGGAGCTTGTCAAAGCTTTCCTTGTTGTTCGCCTTCAACACATTAAAAGGCGACATCGAAACCCCAGGCTCAGCAGGTTTCATTGAGCGATCCGGCTTTTCAGCGTTTTTGCCAACGTCCAGTTCAACACGACCATTTATACTGCGTTGCGTCTGAAATTCTACCAATGACCGTTCAATGAAATCGTCAGAAAACCCGGCTTTTTGTGCCGCAGCGTCAAATTTTCTGGCCAGTTCTTTCGTGAAGATCGTTTTGGGATTGTCCAATGCCCGGTAAATTTGCTTAAACGCACCCGTTGGCGCCATTGAATGCGCCGTGTCATTCAAGATGCTGTCCAACAAATCGCTGTCAGCCGCTTCTTGTTCGGTCATCTGGCTGCGCTGGTAATCAGCGTAAGACTGGGCTTCCGTCTTTTTCCTCTTCGTCGCGGCTTCCACTTCGCCAATAAACTCTTGCGGCGTTTCCGCAGTAGACAGCCCTT